GGCATAGAAAACTGTTTCACCACGCTTCTTACCGTACTGTTTTTTCATAGATTTCATTATTTTTCTACCTTTTTCAGTCAACGGCATCTTAATTTTCTTCAATCTCTACTTTTTTAGCACCTGTTTTTGCTAAACTTACGCCAGCTCTCAACATGGCTAGTTCTTTGTTCTGTTCTAGCTTGTCATCGAAGTTAGATTGGTTCATCATAGCTCTCATTCGATCTAAACTTAACCTTTCTTCGCCTTCTTCACGTTTTCTAGCGTCGTCAGCGGCTCTTAAATCTAGTTCTCTTGCTTTTAACTTCGCAACAGGGTCATTTCCGAATTGACCCATAATTTTATTCTCTTCATTTTTAAATTCTTCTGTCATTTCTGCAATTAATTTTGCTTTTCTAGACTCCATCGCTAACGTTAATGATAAAATTTGTTGTTGAACGTTAGGATCTTGTTGTGCGAGCATTGGGTTAGCTTGTAACTGCGCTAATTGTTGTAATTCTTCTCTAAATTCTATCTCAATTTGTTCTTGAGACATCAAAGAAATGTGTTCAAAAATATTTTTTTCTAATGCTCCAAGCACGATTGGATTATTTCTAGCTAGATTTGTAGCCATAAAGTTTAAATGCACCGTAATGTGTGCTCTGTGATCTTGTCCTTTAAACGCTTGAAAAGGTTTTCCGGATAAAGCTAAGATATTTTCTGCTGCCGGGTCAACTGGAGTAGGTTGTTGAGGCGGAGGTAAGATCTGATCGATGTTTTTTACACCGATTGCTTCATACATATTTCTATATGCTTCATATAAATTATGAATTTGTGGATTTGATTGAGCAAGTTGTAGCTCTGTTTGTGCCATAGATATTCTTTGTGTTTGTGAAAAGATGTTTGGATCAGCTACAGGGATAATATCAACTCTATCGTCGAAGTCTGCAACTTTAACATTTCTTTGTCCACCCACAACGTCATATGGATACTCTGGTGGTAAATAAGTTTTGAATACACCAGCTAATAATTTAAATTCTTGTTTCATTGCAACGTACAATCTTTTGTGTATGGCTGACATTACACGTGAACCACGTTCTAATAATGCAATCGTTGTACCTACAGCAGCTTGTTTGTTTGCTTCACCGACTTGCATATCTGCAATTGCTGCGAAACGTTGACCTGCATTAACCACAATACCCATTAACTGCAATAGGGTTTGTGATGGTTCTTTAAAAGGTAAAGGCATAAATGCATCCCTAATGTTTCCACCTGGCGCGTCCACGTCCCTGAACTCACCAGGTTGGATAGACTGGGCTTCGTCTCTAACACGAATACCTCTTTGTTTAAAACCAGCGGGTAGATTGGATAATGTTCCCGCATCAAGTAATTGACGGAGTGCAGATGTTGCAGTTCGAGAAAGGCCGCCAATCATATGGATCAATCCGAAACCGTAGAACCCAAGACCTGGTAAAAACTTGAAATGAACGAAGTATTGAGTTTTTTGTTTTGTTGGATCGCCAATCTGGTAATTTCTTCTAATGGATAAAACTTCTCTTGAACCTGCTTCGATCGTTACAATGTAAGGTAATTTAATTCCTGTAGGTTCACCAAACTCGTCTCTATCTTCAAATCCTTCTAAATCTAAATTAACATGACATTCAATAAGTTGATAAACATCTTCATCTCTTGATTTTCTAACACCTTCAAGTTCTCTTTCTTTTTTCTCAACTTCAGTCTCTTGCATGTAACTTGGATTAATTTCTATGTCTCTATAGAAACCACCCACTTGTTTTTTTCTTAAATCATTTTCTGAAATCTTAATCGTGTGCATCACTGCATCAGCATCATCGAGGGATGTGGCAGTGTATGGCACGATCAAATCATCAGCAGGGACAAACTTAGAGACGGCTCGTCCTAAGAGTTCATCGTAATAAACTTTTTTGAAAGCTGAACCTGATAGGGGGAGGTAGAACAACATTTGATCAAACTCCGGTTCGTATTCTTTCATCTTATCCATGATCTGATAATTCATAAAATCTTTAACCCTTTGTGACTGATCTTGTCTTGCACGATCCGTCTTACCAATGACCTGTGTTCTTACTGGACCATTAGCGGGTAATAATTCTTTGTACGCTTGTGCTTGGAATTGTGTAACAGCTTCTGCTAACACAGGATGTGTAGCACCACTTGCACCTTGAAAAGGTTGTGTTCTAATTTCATATTTAAATCCTAAAAGATCTAAACCTTTTGTGTAGCCATCTTCCCAATCTTTTCTTGATGTTTTGTATTGTGTGTAGTTGTCAAATAACTCAGAACCCATATCATCTAAGACATCGTCTGGTAATAATTCTGCTAGGTTGGCATAGTGATCGTCACCTGCTTCAGGACTCGCGGCTGCGGGATCAAAGTTAATTTCTACACTACCGTCTTCGCCTTGAACGATTTCAGTGTTTTCTGGATTCGGAATTTTGTCTTCTTCGGACTGGGCCGCTTCGACTAATTCTTCTTCACTAGGTAATTCTATTGTTTGCTCTACGTTGGGTAGCGCTTTGTCTATATTGTCTTCTGCCATTTAATTTCTCCAATCTCACAGTCTTAACAGTATTATCTTGAATATTCAACCCTTGAGGCGTGGGCCCGGATTTAGGGGGTATAGTTTTAGTCAGTTTTTTTATCATCAAGTTTAAGTATCTGTTCAGCAGGCTCGTTTACCGGTTCTAAAAATAGCTTTTCTCTCTGCTCTGAATTTGACGGATACGTGCTTCTATCTAAATAATCATAAGGTTTTATCTTAGTTCTTTGCTCTAGTATCTTTAAAAATTCTTCCATTATACCGCCAGTATATTTGCTAGACCCATGTTATCTAATATCATGCCACCACCTGCTAATTTAGGTTTGAAGAATCTACTCATGATGTCTGGAGCAAATTCTAATCTTAAATTTTGTAAAGCCTCTGGAGATAAGTTTTTAAGTTCTGTTCTTGTAATACCGCCTGCAGACTTCTCGATAATTAAATCATCGGCCGCTTCCATTGCTTCTTTAAATCCTTGTGTTCTTTGGGCCTTGAGCCTTTGTCCCAGTTTCTTGAACTCTGAACCTTTTGCACCTCGTCTGCCTAACATTCTAAACGACTCGGTATTAACAATGCCTGTAGGTTTTGTTAAACCAGATTGTAAATTATCCATGGCTTTTAAACTTGCGTTTAAAGTTGTGAGCTGACCTTGAGATAGTTTACCCGCTGTTGCATAACCCACACCACTTTCAACTTTGCTTAACATCGATGGTTTTAATTTACCGCCCGCTTGAAATAATCCAGGTAGCTCTTTAATACGAAGCGATTGACTAAACAGCTCGTTTGAAGGACCGGTGCCCAGGAATCTAATATTAGACCTCGTGCCTATAAACTTTTGTGGATTAGCACCTAATCGTGTTGCTAATCTAATAATGCTTTGAACAAGTGCCGGGTTAGCCATAATATTCTAAATTACCTCTGTTAATCGGTTCTAATTTTTCGTCTTCTCTATGCGCAATGAAATAACCACCACGTAATCTCATTATCGCTTGTGTTACAGAATCCACATAGTCATCGTGATCGCCGTGTGGAAACGCAGCACATTCTTCTATCACCTCTTGAGCATACATCTCATGAAAGGGCGCCCATATTCTTCCGTCCTCAAATAGAGGTGAAACTGAGTTAACTCTCGCGAACTTATCATTTCCTCGCGACGGTGTAAAGGTAGTTACTGGTATTCCCATTCGTCTTAACTCTGCCACGAGTGGCAGACCCGAAGCTTTAGCTTCGATGATAACCATATCAGGTCTGTACTGCAGATAAAGTTCGTGAGCCCTGCGCCTTAATTCAGGGAACTCGAACCGGGATTTTTCTGCGTGCATTAAGATACACTGCTGTCCATTGTCTTCAGATTCAAAGACTCCCCAGGTCGTAACGGCTGAAAAGTCGGCCGTGTTAGATTTTAAAAATGCTGTATCGTAACTTTGTAAAACAAAACTTGGTGAAGGCAAAGTTCTTGAATCCCAATCTTTCCACCACTCTCGCTTGATCAAAGCACCTTCATCCGATGTTGGCTCTTGCATATATTGAGCATTCCATCTAGACGGGGTCAGCGTTGCCTGAGTCTTTTGCAGTTCTTTAATTTTCCAAAACTCTGGCCAACACGCTTTACCTGATGGCATGATCGCTGGAAACTTAATCACCTTCCATTGATCGGCATCGTCTGCCATTTGAGCTCTAAGTAATTGACCTGTAATATCTTTGGTAGACCAACGTGTCATAACCACAACAATCTTTCCGCCAGGTTGCAAACGTTGTCTTGGACCAGATAGATACCAGTCCCATGCTTTTTCAAAAGACTTACCATCTTTTCTTAAATCTTGTTCTTTGTGTGGATCATCGATGATTAATAAATCAGCACCACGTCCTGTGATCGCTCCGCCTGTACCAGCAGCAAAATATTCTCCGCCCTGTTCCGTTTTCCATTTTCCTGCAGCCTGCGAGTCCTCCATCAATCTTGTGGGAAAAAGGTCCGAGTACAAGGGATCGTCGAGCAAGTGTTTTACTTTACGACCAAAATCCACAGCCAGATCCGCGGTGTGAGTCGTTTGAATAATTTTTAGTTTTGGATTCTTTGCTATCATCCACGCTGGCAAAAAGTAAGAGGCGAACTCGGACTTCGTATGTCTTGGTGGCATGTTAATAATTAATCTATCTACCTTGTCATCAGCCAAAGCGTTGAACATCTCAGCCATGTCTTTGTGGTGGCGGCCTTCAATAAAATCTGGCCACATGTATTTCACAAATTTCAAAAAGTCAGACTCAAGATCTTTTCTAAAGTTATCTAAGATGACATTCTTTTTGGCCCTGATGTATTGCTGCTCCTCGACCAAAGGCAAATTAAAATTTTCTGTAGAATTTTTTTCGTCGTTTTTCATATCGTAATTGTTTTCATCCTTACCATGATTAAGAGAATTATGCTATATAGGGTACATGTTGGGACCCCTACCCCTATAGAGGGGGGTGGGGGGTCTTAATTAGAATCGTATTTCGAAACCCTCTAGGAT